ATTTCCACGAGATGAAAACCCAGTGTTATCTTCACCTTTGGCGTTCAAATACAAAGCAATGTTGTTTTGCTTGGCTATTTGTTCAATAGTGTAAGTTTGTTGTTTATTGTTTGTCATTTCCGTATGCTTCGTTGTACATCTTTATGGCTTTTTCAAATACCTTTTGTCTTGCCTTGAAATACTCAACACTTTCAAAATGATATATTTTATTAATCATTTCAAGTTGTTCAAGGAACCACTCAACTGTCGTTTGTTGTTTATTGTTTGTCATTTCTGTTCTTTTATTTTAGTAATGTAAGTTGGATCAGTTGCATACACACCGTTGATGTTCTGCAAATATCGATCTTGAATGTGAATGTAGCATTTAATATTATCCTCATATGTTTTATACTTGGCGTACACCCCGTGTTTACCAGAAACATATTTGCATTTGTGATGAGTGATGCCGAACATATTCTTGGCTTGCTTTCCTACATTGCTTTTTCCAAGATTTGATTCTAATCTCGCCTGGGCCACAGCCACATTGGCTAGAACGCAACCGTTGTCGTGCAAACATTTAACAATTGCCTCTTCAGACAATTCAATATCTTGCTGTTCTGTAGGGTGAATATATTTATACACAACTTTAAAAGTTGGTGTAGTTGTAAGTAATTTCACCAATAAGTATACAATTGATAACATCAAGAGTACAATTAGTATTTTCCCCCAAGGTTTCTTAGGTCGGGGGATTAAATTAAGGTCTGAGTCCAAATAGTAATTCATATAATTTGTTATAAAGGGTTACAATAATATATATTTATTTTTAAAATTCCAAGTTATTGATTGGGGTGTTCGATGATATGATCGATATAAAGTATCGACAAGATTGCTGCGAGCATCATTACTATGATGTATAACACCCAAACTATCAATGCGATAGAGCGTAAAAACTTCTTCATATAATAAGATTATCTTTCTCAAAGTTCCAAGTTTTTATTGCAGCTTTCCAATTCTTCATCTTGTTTTTTCCAATCATCCAATTCTTAGATTCATAAAAGTTCCAAAACTTTTCGCCTTGTTCCATAGGATGTCGGACCTTGAGTCTTTGTAGTTCAAGCCATACATCATTCAGAGTAGGTGGTTGAAATCGTTTAGAGGTAGGAGCATTCAAATTATCGAATGCCTCGATTAAGGTTTCGTTGAACCGCCACGAAGGGTTGGCCTTATCTAGCAGATAATTCAACAGTATTTGTATTTCTTTGCTCATAAGTTTTAATTACATTGTTGATGAATTCATATTGAGTTTGGTATTCTTCTGGGGTCTCTAACCATTTTTTAGATCTGGATAGCGATTGAATTATTGTGGCGTGTCCTTTGAGGCCCACCAATCTAGAAATATTTTGTAAAGTAATCTTAGCATAGTTGTAGAGCATATAAATATAGATGTGTCGTATAAAAACTTCATCATTCATACGGGTTCTACGCACCTCCCATAACTCACGGGGTACACCAAATTCTTCCTCAATTATTTCCACAATTTTATTCTTAGCATTTGTTTGCTGTTTGGTTTCAATGTATATCATATATATTATTTTTTAGTATTTTTTGAATTGTACTTGCATGAAATTTTCCATTTTTACTACCCGTATGTCCCATCATATTAATCATTTGAGCAATGGTGCGTAATGATAAACCTTGATTGTGATATACTTTGATTTGATCAACAATTTGATATGCCTTTGGGTCTCGGACCAATTTACCATCCTCATTCTTAAATCCCAGGGGAGGATATGCACAATAGACTTTCATTGTCTTCTTAAGATTTATTTTAACGGATCGTGTGTACTCTCCGGTGACATCGCTTTGGTACTCGGCAAACACGGCCATCAGATTTCGCATAGCCTTACCGGATGATCCGCTCATCTCAGGTTCTTCTATAGAGTAGAACTTAACCTTCTTTTTTTCTAGGATGTCCATATGATTCAAGAAGTCACGGAGATTACGAGCAAATCGTGTGGAGTGCCAAACAATGACAGCGTTTACATCACCCTTTTTTAGTCGATTAAACATCTCTTGGAATGCTGGTCGGTTAGTATTTTTTCCACTAAAGCCAGCATCCTCATAAATATTTTCCAGTATAAATCCTTTGCGTTCAGCAAATTCTTTGATGCGTGCTACTTGGTTGTCCAAGGATGTACCTTTTTCTGCTTGCATATCCGTACTCACCCGGATGTAGCCAATTGCTTTCATATGATTCTTTTTCTTTTAATAAGTTTGACAATAAGTTCTTGTTTGGTAATACCTTTAATCACACAATACTCATTGAGGTACGGCATCAAATGGTCCTTAACCGGAATACTAATTTTCTGATGGTCCACTTGTTTGATTAAATCTCTCGATATAAGAAATCGTTCGGATCGTATACGATTTTCCAAAATAATAGAGAGATAGTCAAGAGCTTTTTTAGAATTGCTATGCTGTGCGATAAATTCATCATAGACTTCTTTAGGGATATATGCATCAATCGATTTCATCTAAGTAAATAATTTCTTGTTCAACTCTATCATAGATATCATCTGCTTCAAATATCCACGCATATTTTATAGCCTCCTGAAGGTCATCGAAGTAGAGGTCGGCTGTCCAACAATAGAAGGATTCTTCTGCATCCACCTCAAAGTATAGTGAATCTTTGGAGATGGTAGATGAGTGTTGGTTGATGAATTCTAAGGTATCCTCTATTTCATCCTCCAAGGAGATTAGAAATTCTTCTACGGATGTATCACCGATTGGTTCATTCCATCCGATTAAAGGAACTAGGTATCTCGGAGGATTAGTGCCATAGTGAAAGGGGTTGTATACAACAGTCCCTCTGTTTTTTAGTTTGTCTGCTATTAATGAGTACATTCTACTATCTCCTTACATAATTGTTGTGGGACTTGTGATCTGAGGTAAGAACCTTTCAGGCCTTGAGTACCGGTTCTGCTACCACGGGGGGCAGAGATGTGGCAAGACATTCCGTTACTACAGGCTGGGCGTGGTTGCCATTGGTAGTTATTGGTCCAAATATCTGTAGGTTTCATACGGGTATCGCCATACTGACAATAGGTGACGGTATTACGGATGTGGAGTATCTTACCCCATACATCCATCTTACGCATCATACCTCTTGGATTCTCAATGTACCATATTAGATTGGGGTTCAATTGCATATAGTGTTCGATGATGCTGATTGTTTTCTTGAGGATTTGTAAGCCCATAATAGCATCTTGTGTTTTGGGTCTCCGATCTAATGTCCAATGCTTACCTATAGAGGCAACAGAGAATGTAGTACACGGAGGTGAGGCCCAAATCATATCCGGGATGAAGGATACTTTATCGGTATCGAATTGATTGATATCAACGGCATAATCAATGCCATCAAACGGTGTCCAATCTGAGGAGAATACCTCGTGACCTAACTCATCGCATACCTTACCGATACTGCGAGAACCTGCGAATAATTCTAATACTTTCATGTCTGTTTTATTTGTTTAGGTAAATAGTTTGTACTTTATTTCTACTGAACTCTCCCCATTTATTTGTGTACTCTTTAAGGACAATCTCGAAGATGTAGTCATCAATAGATTCCACATGGTATTTGCCTGATGCCATTTTCTGTAGTGCATTGATAATCTTGCGAGAATTATGCTCCAAGGTGTGGTAATTACCACCACATCCACAGCGACAGCAGTTACCTCTGCCCTCATACATCTGGTCAATTTGACCTAAGGAAAAAGTAATCTCCTTTGGTTTTTGTACTCCCAATTCAGGAGAGTGCATTGGTGTATGTGTTATCTTAAATTCCATAAGTGCCATCGATTATTTTAATTTCAGCTTTTAGATTAACTATTTCTTTTTCCAACTTCTCGATGCGTTCTATTACTTCGGCTTTCTTGTTGTATATTTTTATCCAACTCCAAATGGCATCATCAATAACCTTAACTTGCTCATCCCAATATGGCGATGGAAAGAAGAACTCTGATGAGTACAAGTCATCTCCTTGTTTGTCAAGTTCACGAATAACGAACGATGTGATTCCTTGATTGTGAGTAGTGAGGAAGTGGAGGTCGATGTCTCCAAGTCCTTGTGAGTAATTAACAGATACCAAAGAAACATCTTTAATGGTTAGATAGATGTTGCGATCTGATTCTTCTACTTGTGCAATAATTTGGTGTATCATATTTTTTTTTATTTAGTCTTTATAAATTCCAATAACGCCAGGGTTAACCCACTGAGCAAAGTAGCCACTCTTTTCAAGGAAGGCTGTTAGTTCTGTACTTACACCTAGATCGTAGTGGGTGTAGTTCTCTGTCCAATAATTGAACATATCGTATCCACGAGAGTCCATCACCGGCTCCTCTGCTGAGACAGAGAAACAATCCGGTGAGTTCTCAGTCCATCCGTTGCCATCGGCAAAGATTAACATTTTAGGATATTTTTGGAGGAGTTGTTCGATGAGTGTTGTTTTTTTCATAGGTCTATAACATGAGGTTCGGTGTAATAAAAGAATTGAAATTGTGGTAATGCAGTTTCTAAGGCTCTGAGGTAATCATCGTGATCAAACCATTGGTCTTCTTCTCGTTCTGCTTTTACCATAGGTTCTAGTACTCTCTCGATAGCATCATCAGGTGCATCAGTTACAAGGAGCATATCCTCCTCATCGTAAGCGGTCGTTTTAATTTGATATAAGTTCATAGTTTATTGTTCGGTTAGATTAAAGATTATTTTAGACATATTTTTTGGCTTGGTATTACTAACAGATATTACATCTCTAGCCCAAGAACCAATTAAATCATTATGTTCTGTGCGATAGTCTCCACCCCCTCTGCCATTACCTTCACAAGTCATAAGAGGCAAAGGATGAATTTTCCACCCATCAACTTCTGGTATTTCTTTTTTGTCTATGAATAAACCTTTTGAGTGATTAACAACATAACGATAGAAGTTTTCTTTGACCCATGGGCGAACCTTAGTCGAGTCCAAGCATCGATCGTGTACATTGGTCTTGCGTCTTTTACATTGATCAGCATAATCACCAGCCCATACGACTCTTTGGGGTGTCTCATCTAATAGAGTTTCAAAGGTTAATACGAATGGATTTTTAATCCAAGAGTGTTCCATTAGTTTTAATCCACTAGCATAATCGTGTGAATACATCCAATGTTTAATTGTTGTTTTGTTGTCATTCAAGATGACTGCATAATAATATTGTCCCATAGTTATTTTTATTTAGTTTAAGTTATATTGTGTTAAGAAACTTTCGGGTACGGGCTGGTTGGTGTCATAGTCATAGTAGTAACCTTCGTCAGCCCCCTCATTGAAATGGGTCTCAGATATTGGGAACAGCAGTTGCGTGATAGTTCCATCTTCTGTTTCGATATCAGTAGAGTGCCATGTAGGTGCATCGTATTCTGTGCGTTCAATACATTCGCCATCTTCGAATACAAACTCACCACCCCATCCTTGCTCTTCTTCATAGGCTAAGACGAATGTAGGGAAGTCAACTGCTATCTCTGTAAGCAGAGAGATATCGAATAGATTCCAAGCGGTAGAGAAGCGTAGGTTACCACCGTCAATGTCGTGGTCATAACATCCCCACTTAGTACCCCAATTGTTGTAAGCCCAATCGTACCAATTGTCTGTGCCATACTTCTCAATCAATGCTTTCTGCATCTTCTTGGTGATGGGCTTAGGTTCGTGATACCAAGGCTGAGTCCGATCGATCTTCTCGTTCTCCTTTATTTGTTTGTCGTACTCCTTCTGAGTCACAACACGACAAGGAGATGTCGTGTCACGCATATCATCGGGCATTGGGCGGTAGTGACCACAGAATCCATTAAGAGTCTCGGCAATTGTGTGTAGTTTTTCTGTCTGCTCTGCGGTTAATTCAGCAGGGATGAAGTGGTAATAAACATGGTTTGGCATAGTCTTATTTTTTGTTTTTAAAGTATGATACAATAGTTTCTGCCCAATAGTGGGTAGTGTATTGGGATAAGTATTCGTAAGTTTCTTGGATACCATATGTGAATCTCCAAAGAATAACTTCTTTAGTATCCCAATCAATAATCTTGATGTTGTAAGTGTCATCACGAAGAGCTTTCTTACTGATGATCTTTTGAACTTTGATGATACCACCTACGGCAGATTCACCAATTTTGAATGTCTTTATCATTTTACGATTTGTTTGTTAACTCTGATTAATGTTTGAAGATTGATAAGGCGATAGTTCTTTTCTTTTAAGTCCCATACAGTTGCATAACCCAATTCACTTGCGTTGTAACTTTTGGGTTTAGCATCGGGCTTGAGACCTTTCTTTACACCGGCCCTGGCGGTGATGAATCTGATTGTGCCGTCTTTCTTAGTGAATTCGGCTGAGAAGAATTTGTTACTCTTGATAATTGCGATTGCTTGTTTTTTGTTCATATCTATTATGTTGTTAGTGTGTGCAAAGATAGTATTTAATTTTATATTTTAGTATAATTAGAAATTATTTTGTTAAAATGTATGTTGAGTATTGGTCGGCTATGGCATCGGCTATACCTTGGAAGGTCTTGTTACGAATTTTCTGTCGTTCGTATGCAGTCTTACCTTTCAAGGCATCCATATACCATTGTGCTTGGCGTTTAACCTTGCCGGTTTTCTTATCAGTCCATTCAAAGAATTCACCTTTGTCAACGATATTGGTACTGATGAGTGAAGGCAGATCTTTTAACCATAGGCAAGTAGACTTTTGGAATGGGTCTCCGAACTGCCAAGGTTGAATGATTTGGTCGGGCTTACGAAAGATAGAGGACATAACCCCAATAGGATTCTCTACACATATGTGTGGTATGTTAGCGTTCATAAGTTCCATAAAGAAGTCAACACCATCTTGTCTGTCTTGAATACGAGTAGGGAATCTCTCAGCGTATTCGGGCTTGAACCATCTATTTCCAGCCAAGGTAAGGTAGGTACATGGTGGGTGAGCGATGAGCAAGTCCCATTGGTATGCTGTTAGTAAATTACGCACATCACCTCTGTAATGGTAAGGCGAATCGTCATCTGATGGCTCAAGGTCACAAGAGAAAGCATTGTGACCAAGTTTACGGAAGGCATTGCGAACAGTACCACTGAACTCGCAAGCGATTAATACATTAAGTTGTCTCATAGTTTATCTATTAGTTTGATGATTTGTTCGGGCGTTTCCATTACTTCAAAGCCCCCGTTATTGTGTGTGGTTACTCCAACTCTTGTATGCTCTTCGATTGGTTTACTATATTTTGTGTCTGTGTAGGGTACTCGATAGCAATGACCAATGTGATTAGGGTTAATATAGACAAATTCTTTTCTGTCTGCGAAGGTTAGTTTGATTAGTTTCATGATAGGGTTAGTTGTTGTTCTATTTGGTAAGGTGTTTCTTTTACATAGATTTCCATGTATTGTGGATGAGCCCAACTGATTGCAGTTACAAACATTTCAAAGTTATCTTCATAGTGTTCGCTGAATACTCTGATGTGCTGAGGATTTACATACAAGTAATCTTCTTTTAGTTCGCCTTGTATAGTAAGGTGTACTCTAGTTAATTTTAGGTAGGTCATAAGTTTTCGTTGATGAGTGAATTGATGTCATTTACTGCGTGGTCAATTTCGTTTCGTTCGGATCCACCCTCTTCGATTTCGCTGAGGGCTAAGTAGTAAAGTTCTTTGATTTGGTTTCTCTTGTCAGCATCTGTAGGGAATGCTCCCATTATGTTGACTACCCATTGGTAAAATTCTTCTGTGTTCATACTTTTGCTATTGTTGGTTTGTCTGATTTGATTGGTGCAATGATTACATTTTTTTCGAGGATGATAAGGTCTTCGTGTTTAGTTCGCCAATTTTTTGTATAGGAATCAATTAATTGTAGTGCTTCTTCTCTTTGGGTCTCAGATAAGAAAGAAGAGAAGTGAGCAAAGTGAGAGAGGGCATCACCGATGTTCTGATACCATTGGAATGCGATTACTTGCGAGTCCCAAGAGACTTGTGTTTTAGATAGGTTTATCATATGTTTTTAGGTGGATATAATTTGGTTAAGTGTTCTTTGATTTCTTTCTTCTGTCGTTCAAGGTCATCTAATTCTGCTTGACTAAATACATACCCCGGTGTGATAGCGTTTGGATCGTCTAAATTGTTCCAAGTCTTATCACCTTTGCGGAGTTGTACTTTGAGGTTGATTTCTTTGGATAAGGCGATTGCTTCATCCAAATTAGTTAGGTACTCACCATAGACATACAAGCGATGCCAATCTTGTGAGTACCCCATAGTTCGTTCTACATATTCCATATTAGTGTTCGAGAATGATTACTGATTTGCTACCCTTACCCATAGTGCCAGAGCATAGTCCACACTTGGAGCAATTAGATTTGAAGCCCATTTCCTCAGAGGCGGGGCAAGATATGAATTGTGCAATGGGTATGGGTGATGCAACGAAAGACCGATACCCGATGAGTGAAGCTACTGTTTCCTCATATTCAGTGTGCGTTGAAGCCATAAAGTATGGGGCGTATTCGGGTTTCTTACGCCATTGGTGTGTGTATCCCGTCCAAGATTTCGCACCCTTGATAATGTTTCCCACCAAGTCAACGGGCATTAGAGATGGCTCACCATATGTACCAAATCGTACATACTTATTTTCGCATAGCCCTACAATTTGCATATGAATCTTGGCATCTATGTCGGGTATGTCATCAAAGGACTCGTGTAGTTTGCCGATCGATCGGAGCGAGGATAGGAATCCGCTATACTGCATCATCTTGTGAGTATAGCAAGCGGATAACTGAGCCCCATTACTGACAGCAAATGGGCAGTCCATACATACTTTGCCATCGTGTGAGAAGAATTCTCGCATAGATGTCTTCCCCTGGGCAACCTCGTACTGCTCCCTACTGAAGTGGTAGGTCTGTACAATTTTCTCCTTGGGCATCGCAATCTTTTTGTTGGATGTTGCACCCATAGTGATGATGGTGACGGTGTCACCTTGGCGGTAGATAATTCTTTTAGACATATTTTTTTTATATTCTTGTGGTGTTGTACTCGTACACTAAGGCTTCAAGTTGTAGCATATCCATCCACTCTCCGTGTTTGCCTATGGTATCTTGTGTTTCTGTAGGGTACTCACTATAGTTTTCTCGGACATAAGTCACGCCTATTCGATCGGCCCATTCATACAGTTCTTCGAGTGATTCGATAGGGGTCTCGCAGTGGTATGTGATTTCGTCAATAATTACATCGTATAACATAGGGTCTCAGATTAATAAACTAATTCAACAACATCGATTAACTTACCATCCCAATACGCACCATTGAGATACCATAGACCTTTGCTTTGTCTGATTGATACATTTGGTATAGCATTGAGGCGTTCTTTGGTTGTCTGTGAGAACCATCCACAATTTGTAATACTAAGTGTGCGGTCTGGATCATTGTATAGGTAGGCAATTTCATTACCAAACAACTTGAGGATTGTGACATTGGGTAGGACAACTACTTCGGTGTTGTCTCGTTTGAACGGTTTTGCATTCATAAATGCAGTGACAGATTTTTGAGTTATTAGTTTCATAAGTTTTTAGTTTAGTTTAATTAAGGCAATAGTCATTAATAACAGAGATGACGGAAAGAAAATCTTTTGATGTAAAGAATCCATCACGAGTACGGACATAGTACATACCATCCATATCTCGGTAACTATAGTATGAATGGTCTCCGATTTGTAGATGTTGTATGCTGTCTACATCATCTAGGGTTTTGGGGTCATTGCAGTCAATACCGAATACCCAAATACAACTAAGGTTGTGGTCATTTTGCCCAATCAAATCAAGGGGACGAAAGGTCGTGATTTTAATGTTGTATATCATTTTTTGTAGGTTTTACTTTGGTGTTAAAATATTTGCGGATCGCAACAATGTTTTCCTCGTCATACCATATCTCAGAGATGGTCATTGCATCATCTAAACTTACTAGTAATATGTCTCGGTCGAATTCGATTTCGTATTGCTCACCTTTACGGACTGCAAAGATTTCGTAGATGTCACCATAAGGATAGATGATAATAACTTCATCTGCATTCCAAAGGTTAACTGAGTCGGCATACACTGAGGATACAGCGTGACGGGTTACATAGGTTTTCATATAAGGTTTGTGTTGTGTTGGTTACATAAACATAAGTGCCAAATTACTTCGTCCAAGTCTTTAAAGAATTCGAACTTATCAATTGCTCCGTACTCTTCGTCTCGAATCATCATAAATTTGGTAGTCAGTTCGCCATCGTTTGTCCAAGAATTAGGTAGGAATAGAATGGCGGGCTTGATTGACTTACCCGAAATTTCGACTGATGGGCAAGTGTCGTTTGAATAACTGACATCTGTCAGTGTGTAAGGTAGGTCGTGACTTTCGATTTGGTCGGCAAGGGTTGACAAGACAAAGTCTTTGTAAGCACCCCAATAAAATTGCTGTGTTTTCATAATTGCTCCTATGGTCTGACTTGAACAGACGGCAACCCTATGGCATAGGACGGTGGGACTCCCTCTGATGAGTGAGCTCCAGCCTGGATCTAACTAAAAAAAGAAAAACCCCATCTTGTGAATGGGGCTCAGATAATAGATTTACTATTTAATTAATTAACAGCCATAAGCATCTCTTCGGCTTGCTTGATAACCTCATCGGTATCAGTAACCCCCATACGCTGTGCTAAGGCCACAAGATTCTCGAAACGCATTTCGAACTTGCCACGCCCCTTAGGTGTGTTGATTAATTTAAGGGTTGTCTGTGCTTGCGTAGTGCACTGAGTAGTACAGAATGAGATTTTACCATCGACAACAAAGGAGATTTTGAAAGGCTCGCTTGCCTTGAAACCCTTTGCACCGATTACTCGCATAGTGTTGTAGTAGTCAAAGAAACGATAAACGAGGGCTCGCCTCACTTTTGCGTTGTCTTTGGTGTTGTTGGTGGTTAAGTCAAATTGGATTGATGACTCGTGATTCTCGATTTTGATTGTTGTGTTTTTCATATATTAAAGGTTGGCTACCGATGGTCTGACACGACAGACTGCACCCCATAGGTCAAAGGCTACGGATGGCATCGATAGTTTGAGTGCACCTTATTTTTTCGGTTTCTCACCCTTAAGGGGCGGTTGAACCTAAGTAGTATGATTGCGAGGGTTTAATCCCTTGACTTACACGCCCTCGGTTTTCTCTCCAAGAACTTACATACGCCTCATTGACTTGGTCACGAGAGGCTCGCCAGCCCACTATGTAGGGTTAGGTCTCACAAAGGGCATAGTTCTTCCACTGCCCGATTAGATGGCACTGTCCAGTAAAGTAGACAGATAACTTTTTGCTGTGTGTAATAAATTACTTATGCAAGCAAAAAGTGTTTTTTTGTGTGTGTGTTTATCGTTTGTGTATGTCTGTTTCGTGTTGTCGTTATGTTGTTTCGACATTACAAAGATTGGGGTAATAATCGGAATAAAAAAATCGATGTAAGTTGTTGATTATCAATGAGTTACAACAAAATTGATAAATGTAAGTTGTTGATTATCAATGAATTAACTATCTTATTTAGAATCATTATAAATGTTAAAAAAAGTTAAAAAAAAATCTTAAGTTGTTGAAATTCAATAAGTTACAAAATGAAAATAATTTTATCGGTTCAATGTTCGTTTAAACAAATATCAAAAAAATCAATGTTAAATTCACGAAAATAAATTTGGAAATATGAAAGAAAAACCGTTTGCGTGCGTACGCAAGCGTATGCGTGAGCGTGTGTGCAAGCGTTATGCTTGGGCGTAATGTAAGCGAAGCGAAGCAAAGAAAAAAATATTCGATGAAATTTAGAATGGTTCTAAATAACAAATAAATTTTGAAATGTGAATCGAAAGCTCTATGCGTGTGCGTGTATGCGTGCGATCCTGGGCGAGCGTGTGTGCGTAGGCGAATGCGTGCGTGCAAGCGTGCAAGCGTACACACTCGAGCGAGCGTGTACGCCAAAGGGGATTTTTTTTGCGATTTAATTCCCTTCGGGAATTAAGCCCGATGCCCCACGATTTAGGTTCTATCTTGCGAAGCAAGATAGGGGGGGTGTTTTTTTTACGCCATCAGCCGACTTTTTTGTACATATTACCTCCACACCAAGCATAAACTATATTTTTTAGGAGTACTTTTTGTCTCTGCTATATATAAGGTAGGGGGGCTATTTTTTACCGAGGGGGAATATTTACTCTTGATATCAATAGGGGGGGGGTATATTTTTACCGAGCGGTATTATACCAGGGGGTATATTTTTTGCAATAGGTATTACTTTTCACTACTTTGTGCAAACATTTGCCACTAGTGTAAGAAAAATAGGCGCATCGTATAAAAAGTAGGCGCATATAAAAGAAAAAGTCCCACGAGCAGATCTTACGATATGCAGGTGGGAACTTTCGGTCTAGGGAGACTATCCCTAGGGGGGTTCGCATTACAAAGGTACTATTTCCAAACGATAGAAATATCAGCAGCACGCACAATCATACGTTCTATTCCATCTATTTCAATTCTCTCGGCATTGTGCAAGAAGATAGGATTGACATAAACCTCGTCACCCACTTCTATTCCTATAACTTCATCTCCAGCGGCTAGAACTGTAAGGCTATGCCACTTCTTCATTTCCTTTTCCATCAGTTCTCTTTTCAACTTATCGTCTACTTCGATTACACTCTGTTTAATTACCGGGGGAGTTAAAATAACTCGTGGCCCTTTTACTGTGTATTTCATGGTTTTTTTATTTCTTCTTTTTTATGTTTCATTGATTCCATCATAGCGTATAGATCAGTCTTGGAGATTTGTGTTTCTCTGAGGCCCTCTCCCGTTTCTATGAAATTAATAGCGTCTTCTAAATTCGTGGCATCTACTGGGTAGTCTACCATAACGCTTTTAGCAGATACCTCGCTCAGTTCTTCTATAGTCTTTTTATTAGCCCATAAAAAAGTCTTCATATACCTCAAGTACTGCTTAGCTTCTATTTTCGATTTCATCTATGGTTGCAAATATACGGTAAGCAATTTGTGGAACAATGGCATTACCATAGCCCATTATACTTTCTTTTCTCCACTTAGGAAGGGCAAGTCCGTCCAATTCAGTGGGAAGCCCATCATCTCCCCAACAAAGTGGGGATTTAATTGGGAAGCCGTCCCAAATTTCGGATGGTCCACCTTGTTCGGAATGAACATTGTCATCTGGCGTAATGTTAACTGCTGATTGACTCCTTTCTCCTTGTGTCTGAGAACTGAGGCGATGTAAGTCTGTGGCATCTTGGCCGAGTTCCAATCGCAAGCGTTCGGTGTCGGCAGTAATCCCAATGTCGCTTTTCCGCTCAACATATTCGCTGTTCCGTCCGATCTCAATTGACCCTTCCAATCCCCGGCTATTGGTGTCGGTAGCGTTTCTCTTATTTTCGGATTTCCCAAACTGAAATTGATTCCCCCTTTTGATTCCCAACTCTTGCTCGTGTTCTTGTCTATGTAGTCCGATGCTTGTGGTGTTGGTATCAGTCCCCTCTTGTAAATGAATCCCGTTGCTACCTCCTGTGCTAGTGTCCCAGAGTTCCCGAATACCTGTTCCTTCTTCGATAGGTTCTCGCTGTATGCATCCATCGCTGCTGGTGTCTTTAGCAATAATCCAGACTCTGTCCCGTTTGTGTGGAGCGTTGATGCCGACAGCTGGAAGTACAAACGTTTGGACTTCGTATCCCTCACCTTCCAAATCAGCGTAGACCTCTTCGAGAACCAATCCCTCCGACCAACTAAGGATTCCACGAACATTCTCCCCCACGACATATCTTGGTCTAATGTCTTTGATTGCTTGGAGCATATAGGGCCAAAGATGGCGTTCGTCTTCTTTTCCCATCCTTTTTCCAGCGTGGGAAAATGGCTGGCAGGGGAAACCACCGGAGAGGACATCGATTTTTCCTCTCCAAATTCTAAAGTCAGTTGTCTTGATATCTTCATAAGATTCGGCCTTGGGCCAATAAAAACTACATAATTTTCTACTAAAGGGGTTGATGTCGCAATGGAACTTATTGTCCCAACCCATCCACTCGGCTGCTAAATCAAATCCACCTATTCCACTAAATAAACTACCGTGATTCATGATACTCTCTTTTAAGGCGATTCATTATCTCCATCGCTTCTTCATAAGTCTTCATCATCGTCCTCTTCCCAAATTCCCATAATTGATGACATTGCGAACAATAGATCATAAAGTTTTCGGGATGATTCCTCAGACTCGGATAACTTCCTTTTGTTATGATATGCGAGATGTACATCGGACTGAAGTGTGGTAGATGTAAACCACATTCCTGGCATTTGTGTGGACGTGACTCCCACATAGCCTGATACCATTCGATATCCTTTGTTTTCATCCAACTCTGAAAATTCTAGTTCCTTTAGCATTGGGTCTCCAAGTTACTTTACCTTCCTCGGATTGTATAGTCGTATTGTTACCCATATAGTTCTTAATGAAATTAGCTGCTTCCCTCTTCTCGTCATCTAGAATAGACATCTCTGAGTTTTTCACCTTGTACTGGAGTATACACTCATCTATCTCTGGTGTAGACACAATAGTATTTTCTTCGGGATTGGCGAACTTCTTATTTAAAAACTCCGAGTAGGCTTCCGTGCCATCTGGTGGTGGAGCATATTGCTCGTAGTCCTCTCCTAGTTCTAAAGCAAGGCGACCTGCTTCTACACATGACCAGAAGTCTGCTGTTACTCTACCAATCATATCTATCATTTCTTGATCCCTATCGAATTTGTGAACCTTTAAGTTTCTTCCATCTTCTAGAGCGACCAAGTAGCCAGTATCTATTCCGAGACCCATTAAGTAGGTTTGCAGCTGCAAGTAATAAGACGGTGGAATACCGCCCTCCCACTGCTTGCTACTCCATCCACTAATCGTTTTAATCTCAATAACAGCTTCCACATTTTCCAAGTTAATTCTACCATCTCTTATTCTTAAGTTTTTTGTTTTGATTTGTAATCTGTCAGGCGAGAAAAAAAGATGAGGATACTGTGGATTAACCACATACCCAACCGGCTCGTACAAAGTACGTACTTTAGTTTCGCTTTCATAGTTCTTCAACATAGATGCATCATCACCATCCCAATACTCGAATATCTCAGCAACAGTCTTTTCCAAGATAGTTCCCATAAACATAGGAATGTTCTGATCTACCTTCTGTGGAATTAATCCTATCTTCTGATAGTATAATTCAGCAGGAGATTTCCAAGAGTTGACACCCATAAGAGTACCAATCTCTGAGGCCCCAAGCCCACGAGTACGGAACTGAATCCATTCATCGTAGCTCTTATCCTTATTGATTTGAATTATCTCAAGACCCATTCTTCGAACAACTCAGCAGTTTCCAAAGTAAGGTTACGAATATCTGTAACCGTGAAATCGACTTGCAATCTTGGAACAATGGACTCAACCAAAGAAACGGCACTTTTTAACGAAGACTGCCGAATTATAGCCTTTTGTTCCTGCCCATAATGTTTCATATGAGCAGGTTCAACTTTAGTTCCAATTTTCTCGGCCAATTTTGTATTATTTACACCACGTGGCATCAGAAAGGAAGATCATCATCGTCTTGAGAAGACTCTACGTAAGGATTCATTGCATGATCAGCAACAATATCGTGTACAGGCTCAAAAGGAATTACCTTTTTAGTAAACTCATTTACTCTGTCAACTCGATACGCTTCAACTTCTGACCAATCAGTAGAAATCACTTCCCCCTTTTTGTTCTTCAATTCCTCTGGTGCAGGAACACCATCTTGACCTACTTTAAAAGACCACTTAAGAATTTGTCCGTTCTGCTTGATAAACAAAGCCGACCTTTTCTTGTCTTCAACAATCTTCAAAGAAGGAATAAACTCAACCTTTTTGCTAGGGTCAATACCAGGGCAACAATGTGCAAAAGCAATGAAGTAAGAAGTCTGCTTACTAGTAGGCTCTTCGCCTTTCATTTTAATTTGCAATTGATACACCTTGTCATTGTCTAATAAGTCTAAACACAAATCTGTGCCGTACTTACCTTCACGTGTGCTAATACCTACGATTTGACCCTCGAAAGAATCATACAAAACATAAGCATCTCCTTGTTTGTGGGCAATTTTGCCCTCCCGAATTGTAAGGTAGATTTTACTACCCATTCCATTTTTAAAACCCATAATATTTATCTATTAGTGAGGCGAATATACTATATAATTTTGTAATTACAAATTTTTTTTGTAAAATTGTAAAATATTATGAACAACGAATTAAAAAGCAGAGTGCTTGAATTAAAAAGCAAGTTAAAGCGTGGCGATATGGCCCGTATCGTAGAAAGAACTTCTCGTCTAGGAATTCAAAAATATGACGTATACAATATCTTGAACGGAAAATCTTTAATTGATCATCAAAAATTAATCATCGTTATGAAAGAAGTTAAACGATGCATTGAAGAAAACGAAAGATACCTCCAAGAGTTTGAAATGAAAATTTCTATCTAATGAGTTTTGACGAATTAGAAGTTAAAATAATTTCTATAAAGAAGCGAGGTATGAACATCTTGCTTGAAAATCAACTTATTGCAGAAATCAGAGGTCAATACTATGACAAATTGATTGATAATAAACTCGTTCACATTTCAAATCAATTCCGGGAGAACATTCAATATTTAGCAAAATTACACGATGAATCAATTTCCATTCATAAAATCAAAGAGTTTATGGGAGTTGACTTGGATTCTCACTTATCGAAGGTTATTTATAACGATTGTAAATTAATCTCATTAAAGGTCGCTATAGTAGCTTCTGAATTTTATGGTTTACCCGTTGATCTATTACTTTTTCAAGACTTAAAATCAAATGCCGAAATACTTAAAGGACTCTATCCTGCTCTTTTCAAACAGAGTAGACATTAAACCTTTGTCTGTCAACCAATGTTGGCAAGGCAAACGATTTAAAACAAAGGAATATACTTTGTACGAAAAAGAAGTTATGCTTAAACTTCAGGCGTATGACTTAAAACAATGTAAAGAGCCTTTAGAGATGTCTCTTATAGTAGGAGTAAGTAATATTGCCGCAGACATTGATAATGTAGTCAAACCATTTATCGACATCCTTCAAAAGAAGTACAATTTTAACGATAAGTACATCTTTCGTTTGATTGTAGAAAAAGTTTTAGTGCTCAAAGGTGCTGAGTTTATTGAGTTCTACATAAAAAAATGTATTCCAAGACATATTTCTCTTGATAAATAAAAAAAAGTGTTTTATGTTTGCACCGCAGTCCTTACTTTTTGATGGGGGTATGTCTTGATGGACTGTGTGGGGATGAACGAGAAAGTATCTTGGGAATCACAACCACTACCACACCTGAACCAATTTTCGCAAAAGCTTTTTTAAGGCTTTTAAAGGAAAGGGGGGAAAGGGGGGTATGGTTTAAAAAGTGGTTCACCCAAGAAAATAGTGTTACTTGGACGAAGATAACCAAATACTACGACCAGAGACGTAAGAATATCTAAATGCTATAATTGTGTTTTTTCATTAAATTTTACTAAATTTGTAATAGATGGCGTTTACTATAACAAATCAACCAAAACAATTTTTGCCAGAAAGTGAGAAAAATCAAATTTGGTATAAGGAGAATTTAAAGTTTATAATGTCTCATTTTAATAAGAGACACGATAGGATTTCAAGAGTTAGAAAAAAAGACGATTTAGAAAATCCTATTGATGAGATAGTAAGAATGTATACTTACTACTTGGGGAGACAATACAACAAAGATTATTATTACACCACCCAGGATCAAAACGAATGTGACCTTCCAACAGTATGGATTAATGGACAGAAGGTGACTTCTTTAATCGATTACATGGTTGGTAACGCAATTAAAATGATTGAGAACATTGAGCCTTCAGTTCGGTCTCATAGTAAAAATGCTGTAAACAAAAGAACGAAGATTCTAGAAAGAGCGCTACTTATGTTTGACGCTCCAGAAATCTTTGATACATTGGCGAAATATGGTTTTGAATATGCCCCTTTGGGTAAAGAAACCGAAAAGATGGAAGTACCAGAAGACGTGTATCGTTATATGGAGTTCGACTACAAAGAATATACAGAAGTTCTTGGTATGCGTCTGTGTGAAGACATTCTCTTGCGTAATGATTCTCGTAACAAATTAAAACAAGCATTTCTTTATACCCTACTTGGTGGAAGTGTTGGAATTGAAAATAGAATAGAAAATGGTAAGCAGTATTTTGATGTTATCCTTCCTCATAATCTTATTGTGGATAGGGCGAAAGATGACGATTTTAATTCTGAGGCCCGTTTCGTAGGTAAAGTAGATTGGATGAATGTGACGGATATTGTAGAAAGATATCAAGATTCTTTGAGTACTGCTGATTTAGAAGAAATTAAACAGATTAATATGAACAATCTGTATCAGTTATTGGATTTGACTACTCACCCTTACGCAACTAACTGGGCTTTTAATATAAACAATCTTCCAACCTTAGCTTGTGTAACCGGTTATTGGATTGGAATGAAAGATTTGGGATATGAAAATTCCAAAGACAAGTTTGGTAATACTCACTACTCGAAGATTCGTAATGGCCGGAAAGGTCAGTATTGGACCAAGACAGTTTACAAAGGAACTCTAATCGGAAATAAATATGTAGTTGATTTCGAAGAAGTTACAAATCAAGTTCGTAAACACGATAACCCTGGAGATGTTGAATTACCATTAAAGGTATTTATCCCGAATATGGTTATGGGAGAGAATCGTTCTGTTGTTGCTCGTTTGCACCAACACCAAGATCGTATTGATTACATCACCAATGAGATTACCAAGATGATGAACAGAGCCAAAGGTAAAGTTTATCTGATTAACAAACAAAAACTTGGAACATCAAGCGCAAAAGATGTAATTTCTGATTTTGAACGTATGGGTATACACGTAACAGATGGTTCTGCAAATGGAGAAGACTTTGTTTCTGGTGCCGATGCTCGTATGGTTGAAGTTGTAGATATGACTTTAGATGCAAACATTCAACAATTGGTTTCCTTACGTAGAGAAGAAGAAAGACTGATGGAAGAAATCGTAAATATTCCAAAGGTGGCTCTAGGTCAACAAAGTGGTTATGTAGGAGCAAAAACCCAAGCAGGTACTATTGCTCAATCTAACTTAGGTACTACTTATTTGTATCAAGGATTTATTGAGTTTTTCCAAAAACAATTGGCTTTTGCTTTGAATCAATATAAAGTTTCTTTGATGGACGAAAGTGAAAATGATATTCCGGTAGTAGGAACTCGTGGAAAAGAATGGTTTAAACTAACTAAAGAATTCCAATTTGAAGAGTTGGGCGTATACATCAAAGTTAAAGACTTTATGGACGATAGTGCTCGTGAACGAATCATATCTATTGCCCAAGCAGCTATGCAAAATCAACAAATTGATATTGCTGATTACATACGTATTGAAACCGCAAAGACCTATACGGAACTTATTAATGAACTTCAATACAGCATGAATAAGAAAAAACGTGATGTTGAAAAACAACAAGCAATGATGCAGATGATGCAACAAGCACAAATGGAGCAACAAGCACAACAGCAGCAACAGCAGCAAGGCATGAAGGAAGAAGGATCAAATTATCGTGCTGAATTAGGGGCTCAGGCAAAAGTGGCTGGTGATGCAATGAAATTAGGTATTGAAAGTGGTGCAAATGAACAACAGCAACCAATTGGACAACAACAAATGATGCCACAATAAGAAAATGTTGTACATTTGTATATAATATACTAAATTTGTAAAATATATGTCAGAAGAATTCTTTAATCAAATTGCTGATGAGTTGAGAAACAATCAGATTACTCCTGCTCCAATAGAGCCTGTTGCGGTAGAACCTATTTTAGCAGAACCTGCTATAGTAGATCCGACTACCGATTCTAACCCTATGCTAGAACCGGCTGTAGAGCCAAATGCTGTAGAAAAAGAATGGTATGAAACAGATAGTAAAGCAAAGGAAGGAATTCCAAATGCTGAAAAAGTAATTGAATCAAAAGAAGCAGCTTTTGAACTTGACGATGATTTAAAATTAATTCTTGAATATAAAAAGAGCGGTAAAACGCTGCAAGATTTTATAAGCGAGTACAAAGTTGATGATATTACAAAGTGGAATGACGAACAAATTGTAAAGAATGGATTAAAAGAATTTATGGAGTTGTCTGAAGAAGATTTACAACAAGCAACTTATGAGTTTGATAATGCGTCTTTTTTCACAAAGAAACAATGGGCCGATTCATTTAAGCAGAAATTTGAACAAAGGAATCAAGAGAAACTGAAACAGTTGAAAAATTCCAATGCTGAGAAATCTCAATATGAAATGGCTATTGCGAGTAAATACAATGAAGAGTTAGCTAACTTTTCTCAAGAACTTGTAGGTAAAGAAATTTATGGAATGAAAGTTACAGACGAAATGTCTAAGGACTTAAAAAGTTTCATAGATAAAGAATTTACACTTCAGAGAGCAGATGGTTCATTTGACGTTGAAAAGATGTATTCCATAGGCTTATGGCTAAAATATGGAAAAGATTTAGTAAAAGCTAATATTACAAAAGCACGCAATGAGGGTAAAGAACAGGTTATTCGTGAAGTGAGTAACCCTAGTAAAAATATGACAGGCGGTGGACGTAGTGTTGGTTCTGGACTTGAGGCCGCACAAGAGGCTTTTAATACCTTGTTCCCAGGTTAAAGGGAAAAAATAAAAAAACTGAAAAAAAATGTCAACTATTTCAAATCTTCCATTAAGTCAATCTTTATTGCTTAAGGGACTTTCTTTGCCTAATAAAATGGCAATGGTGTATAGCCAAGATTATGGTTATAACGTGTTGACTCAACTTACTTCTAAATTGGCTTCTTCTATTTCTACTCCTCAGAGTAAAGTAGAGATTTCTTCTTTGGGTAACTTGGGTGTTTATTCTAAAATTGTGAGTAATGGTACTGCTGTTGGTAGCGGTATGTTGTTGGTTCCTGTATCTGATGCAAGCAAATTTCGTATTAGCGATATCGTTGCTGATGGTAACTTGGTTCAAGCTATTGTAGTTAGTGTTGATACTGCTGCTAATGCTTTGACTATTGCTCCTCATAGTGTAACTTCTTTAACTGCTGGTACTCACTTCTTGAGTGGACAACACGCAAAGCGTTTCTTTGATGCTTCTGCTAACCGTTCTAGTACAGGTAAGAGCACTTTGAATTACACTCCTGATACTGATTTCGCTTTGACTGCTGTAACTCGTGAGAGTTCTCACCAATCTCGTAGAGATCGTATTGCTTCTTTCGTTAAGTGGAATGGTGATTTCTGGTGGAGGTCTTATGATGATCTAACTTTGAAAGCATTCGCTAAACAGTTGGAGTACAAATATGCTTTCTCTGAGCGTCAAATCAAACAAGGTCCTTACGGTGAGTATTACACAACCGGTGGTCTTCGTTGGTCTATCATCAACAATGGTGGTTCTTACTTGTCTTTGACTTCTGAGTTGACTCAGTCTGTATTCAACGATTTCTTGGAGCAAATGGTACGTATCTCTGCTGAAGGTGGCCGTAAATTGGTTGCTTTGATGGGATCTTCTGCTATGGCTCGTTTGCAAACTATCTTGGGTGACTACATTAAATTTGCTGGTACTGCAAACACCTTCGGTGGTGCTTCTGTAACTGGTTTGAACGTAATGAAGTACGCTTACGCTGGTTTGGAAATTGAATTCGTACGTTGGGCCTTATTGGATGACGAGATGTTCCGTGGTGAATTGTCTTCTATCAATGGTAAGCCTCGCATGAGCAATTCTATCTACTTTATTGATACTACTGCTGTTCCTGCTGCTGACGGTTCTGGAAATATGGCTGCTCTTCAAAAATATCACTTTAACCAAGATGAGTTGATTGCTAACTACGTTCCTGGTATGATTGGTCTTGAGACTAGCGATCCTTCTAGTATTAAAGCTGCCTTGAGTGGCGGTCAGTCTGTATCTTTGGGTACTTCTGATGTTGATGGTGTTGACTTCCACATTCTTTCTGATTGTGGTTTGTATTGTATTGCAGACAAAATGGGTCTGATTGAATTCGCTATCTAATATTTACAACTATGTCACAAACACAAAATTATTACTGTATCCCTACCATTGCTGGTACTGCCGATGACGGTACTGCCGTAAACAAAGCTGGGTATTTGAAAATTGGTGGAACTAATACACTTGCTGTTGTTCCAGCTGCTTTGCAAAACTTCCAAATTCCTTTATTGGGAATTAAGAACGGATCTTACAAAGTGTACACTGCTGAAGTTGCTCGTGTTGTTACTATTACTCCAACTGCTGCAAACAGCACTGATTATCGTGTTGTTTTGAGTGCAGAGAAAGGTCAAGCATTTAACAATAACTTGCCTAACGAAGTACAGGCTGTGTTTACTCACACTACTGCTGCTTCTGGTGCTACTGCAACTACAATTAGTGCTGCTTTTATCGCTGCGATTAATGCGCATCCTTTTTGGAGTACTCGTGTTACTGCATCTGGTACTGCCACTTTGATTATTACTGCTAAAGCAGGTTTCCCTATCTTCAGTGCTGGAGTAGGATCCTTGTTGGCCGCAGTAGTTACAACTGCTGGTAACGTAGAATTGGGAGCTAAAGGTTCGGATTTGTTGGCTTCTGGTAACTTCAATGCTACTGTAGGTCTTCCGATTTCTGCAACTAACTATAGTGTATTTATCTTCGAAACATATTCTGGAAGTGAAGCCGTTGTTAGCGGTGCTGGAAGTGTAGAAAAGAGTTACATCTATTTAGTTCCTACTGGTAACAATGCAGGGTTAACAACTGCTTTGACTACTTTATTGGCTAAGTAAAAATTAGTTATTACGCTTAAAATATTAAGAGGGGGACTAATAATCTCCCTCTTTTTTTTATTTGTTTATCCCATTACAATAATTTATATTTGTAAAAACTATTATGAGAATCAAAGCATTATTAATTCCACAAAGAACGAAAGGCAATGTGAGCATTGTCGGTTCGTATCGTGACAAAAAAACAGACAAGGAAATGTATCTGATGATGTCAGGTAAAAAAGTTGTTACAACTTTAGAGGAAACAGATCGTGTATATCAATACACTTTTGAAGAAGGTTTTCCTTTAACTTTAAATCTTGATAATGAAGACTTTCAAGAAAAATCAGTAATTCAGTTTTGGAAAAATCACCCTTTGGTATTTACAGATGGTTATACCAATCCAAACTTGATTGCGCAACAATTTAAATTTGAAATCAAAGAAGAAAGAATTCAAAATGAATTTAATGAGTTGGTTGAGCGTTTGGAATGTATCGGACAAGTTTCTAATATGAACTATGCAGAGCAAATGAACTTGGCTTTTGCTTTAGGTTCTAACCCACGAGATATGTCACCTATGGAAGTATATTTGCACTTGGTAGGTCTTACCCTCAATGGTATAGCGATAGCTCGTAAGGACTATGTTAAAAACTATTTGTCTATTCGTGCTAATGAAAGAATTGCCACGGTATATGCCAATAAAGCAATTGCTTATAGATTGATTGAAAAAGATGGTCCTGTATATAAAATTGCAGGTCGAAACGCAGGAACAACTATCGATGCTGTTGTTGCAACAATTCTTGCTGATACAGATATGTTTGAAAACTACATCAAACCAGAAGTTGATCGTATGGAAAAAGATGAGTTATCTCAAATGGAAACCATTGGTTCAGTTGTATTGGAATTACCAGAAGAGTTAAAAGATTTAATCCCTGTTCTATCTGCTGCCAATAAGAAAAAGGCTGGTAAGATTTAATTTTTGATGAGTGTAGAATAAATTCTAAGAGGGGGCAGAAATGTCCCCTTTTTTCTTTCTTTGTTTTTTTGTATCTTTGATATAATGACAGGTGCACAATTTTGGACATATCTTCAGCAAAAGATAGACAAGGCGTATTCTGCTTACTTAGATAACGCAAAGGCCAATGCTTTAATTACAGAGAGTACGCAGCGTTTAATAAATAAGTATTGGCGTAAAGAATCTTTAGAAGTTGATGCCGATGAGATGATACCATTCTTGGTTAAGGCTCAGAGCGTTACCCCCGTTGCTGGAGTAGTTAAGATTAGTACTCTTCTGCCTAACTATATGCATATTATGTATATGACGGCAAATTATGAGCAATCATTCACAGTTACTGCTGTAAGCGGAACTACTCTAACTGCTGCCAATCATACCTTGCGAAAGGGGGACACAGTTAAGTTTAGTTCAACTTCATACCTTGTAACCAAAGTAAAAGGCGATACCTTTGATTTGGGAACCGGAGGTTTGACTACTGGTACATACAGAAGAGTTTTGGTTCGAAACGTAAAACAGATGCAGTCTGATCGTAAGGGAAGTCCCTTTCACAAGGCAACTATCATCACGCCTCGTTTTGAGCCACAGACTGATGGAACTAGTACCCCTAAGTCTTTTAAAATTTCTCCTTCTACTGATTTGGTTACAATAAGCGTAGATTATATTCGTACAGCACCCTTGGTGATTGACGTAGCAAATACAACTACTACTTTGGAAGATTTTTACGTTAGTAAATTTCTATATCGTTTAATGGACGAATGTGTGTTGAATTTTGGGACTCAGACAAAAGACCCAATGACTCGACAAATGGCTCAACAAGATATAATTGAAAACCCATAATGATTTTTTTATCAGAAATAGTAGAGGAGATTCGTAGCGACTTAAATAGCGGTATGGGGTATAATGATTCCCGATTTGATGATGAGTACCTAGAAACCAAAATACATAATGCTAGAGCCACTCTAATTGGTCAGTATATGATTAAGGTTGGTAAGTTTATCAATGATGCTTGGGTACAGACTTTAGACATTTCATTTGAAACACGAGATAAAAATTGTGCGATTGTTAGTTTTGAATGCCCTAATGTAATCTCTGTTGATGGCCAGAACGATGGTTTTGTATATGTTGGTCACGCTAATGGTCTAAAGCCATTCGTTAGAATCCGCAAAGGATATTCTACTTTAACTAGACATTCTTTATTTTTGAAAAAGAAAGAAATCATGTGGGACTACAAACACTTGGAGCAAAACGCAATGGTGCTTCAGTTTTATAATAATACTCATTTGACTTATGTTATGGTGCGTGCAATGTTTAATAATCCTACAACCATTCCTAATTTTGATAAGACGATTGATCACTATCCTGTTGATTCTAACTTGAAGAGAGAAATCGTAGAACTTATTACGGGTGATCTTATGAGAAAGACTCAAAGACCCGTAGAAATAACCAATACCAATCAAACCGAAATACCTAGATAATGAAAATGGATGATGTAATAGCGGCAGCTTGTGAAGAACTCAATTGTAGTTATGAGGGCAATGCTTTATGGTTTGAGGTTTTGATTAACCAAGCGGTTCGAACTCATAAATCAACGAGCAAACTTATTGAAAAAAGTGTTAGTCTAACTACAGATAATCATAAAGTTATTTTACCAGCCGATGTTGCTAAAATGATTGGAGTATATCTATGTTCTACAAGTGAAAAATATTGTCCAGATGTAGATTACACTATTCAAGGAGATACTTTAATTTTTATGAAGCATTCCGCATTGATGAATGGAACAACAGTTTATGTAGTACCGGATGGCACAAAGATTCTTGTTAAGTACTATGGTTTATACACTGATGAAGATGGTGTATTTGTTATACCTGAAGATTGGGAACGTATGCTAGTTGCTTACATAGGTTGGAAATTTAGCCGCAAATACTTAAAAGATTATGGTGTTGCTCTAATGCAGAACTATCAGCGTGAATTTCAAACTCAAAAATTAGCAAATATATAATGCCAAATATCAGAGTTACGCCTAGTGGTATAATGGATAAAGATACTGACGTATCTTATGTAAGTCAAGGTAATTACATTGATGCAAATGATATTCGCCATCGTCAAATAGACGGACAGAACTTTGGTGGTGTAATGCCCGTGAAAGGAAATTCTTTATCTGCAAGTGTTGTCAATTATGCTGCAACAAGTAAAGTTTATAGAATATACTTTGATGTAACAGATATTGCTAATGGTGCGGTTAGTGCAAACGAAGGAACTTTAATCTTAAAGACCAATAGTAATGTTTATTACACAAATGCTAGTTTGAATATAGCAACTACTACATTAGCTACTTATGCGAGTACTCTAAAAGGATACTTAAATACTTTGGCCAATAGTGCATACGGAGGAAACTTTACTTATCCAGGTGTTAATCCATTTGAGCCGACCGGAACTTATAGTGCTTATTTTGATTTAAGCACTGCTTTGGATACAGATTTTGTTTTGACAGTACAAAATATTACAGCAGAATTATGTTCTATTAAAGTAAAAACTGAATATATTGCCACAGGTGGTTCTTTTAGCGTTATCGGATCTAAACAATTAGGAGATGACTTATTTGTTTATTCTGCCGGTAGTTTGACTAATTCCGATGGTAGTTCACAAGTTAGTGAAATTGGTGTTGTGTATCCTAGCGGTGCTGGTTACGCATATGTAACTTTATTGCGTTCCAAAAAACTTACTTTTTTTCAAACTAAAATTGTAGATATTGACATTGAAGAAATCAATGAATTTATAAACTTCTATTGGACAGATAATTCAAATCCTGTTCGTTCAATGAAATTAAAAAAAGCATTGAAAAGAACAGCAGGCGGATTTTCGTTTACAGAAGGTGGTGATTATGAATTAGATACAATTAATTTTGAAAGTGCTTTATTTAAGGGCTTAGAAAATGTTTATATAGATAATATTGAAGTTGTTGAAGGACTAGGTAGATTGACTTCTGGAAATAAAAGATATTCTGGTAGATTTGTAATGAATGATTATTCTGCTACAGAATTTATATATCCTACCAATCCTATTAATATTTACAATGCAAAAACCGTAAAGACCTCTAGTATAGCAGGAGACGATATCGGTACAATAACAACTAAAGGAATTCGATTACAAGTCGAAAACTTTACTCCTGGTATTTATAGTTATTTTGAATTAGCAGTAATTGAATTTAATGGTAAAGCATTTAATGCAAAAATCGTTAGGCGTTTTAAATTAGGCGAATCACAAACTAATTTGAAAATTGAACATACTGGGGTAGGGGATGATAATATAGTTCTTAGTGTAGGAGAGTTATTAGCATTAAAAGAATCCTATGCTTCTGCAAAAAACTTAAGACTATTCGATAACAGATTGGTTCTTAGTAATATTTCTCAAGAAAAAGAATTTGATCTTAGAGATTGGGCCTCATCCATTAATCATTCAGTACACCAAAAATATATAAGCGGATTAGGAGGAATAGGTTCTTTGGGAACTAAAGGAGAACCTGCTTATAAATACGGAGAGTACCAAGATCCTATGAATGTAATGAATTACATAGGTTATATGTTTAATGATACATATCGTTTTGGTATTCAAGTCAAGTGGAAAAAAACAAACAAGTGGAGTGCCCCATACTATTTAGATGATATTCGATTTGATTCAAGTACTACAAATGTAGTAGGGGGCAGAAGAACAATGTTGGGTGGTACAATTACCTCGGTTAACGTAGGTACAAACACGATTACATTGACCAACCATAAGTTTCAAGAAGGAGACGAGGTTGTTGTAACTGTATTGACAGGACTGAGTGGAGTTACATCTGGCAAAGTTTATCATGCGACTTCTGTTACAACAAATACTTTTCAATTGAGCGATACGTATTTTACTTCTCCGACAGTTGTTTCTTTGGGTACAAGTGGAACTGGTTCAGTTGTAATAGCAACTTTGGACATTAATTTGACTACAAGCGATGCCGCATATGCCAAGGCTTATTATCCTAGGTTTCATAATATCAACTTAGATTACAGCGATGCAGTAAAAACAAACGGAACTAGAATTTCTGATTTAATCAGTTCTTATAAAATTGTAAGAGCAGAACGTATTCCAGAAGTGTTAGGTACGGGTTTGTTGTTTAGAAGCACCACAGGAGCAAAAACAACAGGGGGTACTTGGTTTACTCCTTTGGGCGTATTTAATAATGCTATTGTTGTTGGTGGTGGTAGTGGTACACAAAAAACTTTTTTTTACTCTCCCGATTTTTATTTTGGAAGAGAATATGTGTATCAAACAGGAGACCAATTAAAAATTTCATATCCATTCGATCGCACAAATATGGTGCAAGCAAGTGGAACAAGTAGAGCAAGTGTCTTGAGTAAATATCAAGATTTTCCAGGATACTTTTATGATAGAAACTCGGTTGCATTAAGTTTTACGACATTCAATACTGTTAATGGTGTAGAACTTAATGCGGCAGGTGAATATTCGAATGTAGTTCCTGGAGAGAATTGGGCTCTGAATACAGATGCAGGTAGTGGTGAAGTATTTGGTGCGTGTTATGGATTTAAGTTATCAAGTGTAATTCCTGCTTTGACTGCGCCTTTGAATGCAAATGAATATGGTCATTACTACACACAAATATTCAGAGATTTATCAGCCAATAAAAAATACCCAGCAAATACTGAAAATACAACATACTACTCAACCGGTCATTATTATATATTATTAGATGGTGATAACGGAGTAAAGAATAACATATCTGTTTTTGGTGGTGATGTATTCAATCAGAAATCCCATTTGAAAATTCAGTCTACTCGTTATAACAATACCACAACTCCAACAGGTCAATCATCAGGATGGAGTTTTTATTCTCAGAATGTATTGAATACTCAAATGTTCAATTATGTGGAATGGGATGGTAACGATGAAGAAGGCGCTGGTTATGCTTTTCCGCAATATGTTAATCCTAAAGCTGGTGGAACATATGGCCAAGGAACAATTGGAAGTAAAGCAATCTATTGGTTAGAAGTTCCTTTTGAGGCATCTAATCAAAACAATTATGATGATGGTTATACGCCAAGTAATATTTTATTTGGGGAATTGGGCTACTTTTACGATAACAATTTAACAGATTATAGATTCCCATCTAGAATTGTTTGGAGCAGTAAGAAAACTATTGGGAGTGCAAAAAATAATTTTATGATTTTCCAACCGACAAGTTTTACTGATTTGGACTTGGCCCAAGGAGAAATATCACATCATGACATTATTAATAATAATTTTTATACGTGGCAAGAATTTAGTTTTCAAAGACAATATTTTAGAGAACCTAGTTTATTAAATGGACAAACGGGATCGGATATTGTTATCGGTTCTGGTTCAATTTTATCCTCTAGTGGAGAAGAAATTAGTAATATTGGTACATCCAAAAAAACAAGTATAGTTGTAGGAAAAAATCCAAGCGGAAAACAAACTGTTTATTGGTATAATGACAGATTGCAGAAGATAGTACGTTTTGGTCAAGATGGCACAAGAGTCATTAGTGACAAAGGAGTTATGACTTATTTGTTGAACAATGGGAAATATATTTCAAATGAGTTTTTCCCACTGACAGCAAAGGGTGTTTTGGGTGTTTGGAATGATAAATATTCAGAGGCAATCTTTACAATTAAGTATAATGATGGCGTATCGAATAAACAATTTACTTTGGTTTTTGACGAGATAAAAAATGGATTTGTTGGTTTTCACAGTTATACACCCAATATTTATTTACCTTATAACAATGGATTTTTCAGCACTAACCCAGCATCTCAAAAAGATATGTATCTTCACGATTCGGGCTCAGATTCAACTTACTACACAGTATATACAATACCTAGTCTTACTGCTGTTATGAACTATGAGCCTAACATTAGCAAGAATTTCGAAGCGTTACAATTTGTAACGGATACACAACCTTATGATGTATATTTAACAACCACAAACCATGTATCATATTTAGATGAAACTGAGTTTGAAAAAAGAGAGGACCTTTGGTACAGTCCCATCAAAAATGATTCAACTTCAAGCGGAATCAACAGTGGTGATACTTCTCGCCTATGGGGAAAATGGTTGAAAGTGAAAATGACCTTTGAGGCGAGCAGTGGCAAACAGAAGTTGATTAATTTTATAGTCAAGTTCCGTGCTATGGCTCGTTTGTATAATCAGTAATAATAAACTAACTTTGTAATTATGATACTAGATCCTTTATCAGTTGGATTATCTCTCGGAGAGATGGGATACAATATTTATGGCGCTATCAAGGCTTCTCAAAAAATTAAGGAGGTTAATCAAACACGAGAGGCAAAATTTATGGATGCTGCAGATCCTTTGCTTCAGAGTCGTAGATTATACGAAAAACAGTATAGGACAGGAATGGGAATTGATTCTAGAAATTTAGCAGAGCAAAATTTTGCCTCTTCTCAACTTTCAAATCAAAGAGCAATAACAGATATGTCAGGCGGTCAAATGTCAAGTGCTTTATCTAGAATGGCTAGCGTAAACAATGCAAATTTTGCATTAGGTCTTGCTGGTCAAAATGATGCAATTAGAAGACAAGGTTTGGCTGGAATGGCTTCTGAAAATAGAGCAATTAGTTCATTGCAACAAAGTCAAGTTCAAAGAGATATAGGTAAGCGTGATACATTATTGAGAGAATATGGTCAAGCAAAACAAGACAGAATTGGTAGTGTTTTTTCTGGTGCTTTGGGTATTGCAGAGCAAGGTATGGCTATGGATAGCGCTGAAGCAGATAGACAAATGTATAGAGATATTTATGGAATGGGAGGAAATGATAATCAAGGTGAACCTCAAGTACCTTCTATGGGAAGTATGACAATGAAACCTAGTCTGCCTTATTCTATGGGTGGTTTGAGTGGACTTCGTAGGTTTCAAACTCCAAAGTCTTATATTAGAAAATAATGGCAGAAGCATCTTTAGGTGACGCAATTGGCTTACAAGGTAAAACAAATCTAAGTAGTCAACTTGGTAGTATCGCTTTGAAAATGAGCGAAGCGGATAAAAACCGTAATTTAAAAAGAGGTATTGCTGCTAAAGATAAAGAGGCAAAACAAGAAGAAAAATTATATAACTTGTTTCGTCAAAAAGCAAATTTAAATAGATTGGTTTTACCAGAGGCACAAAAACTTTTAGAAAATACCATTACTGAAATGGAGAGAATTAAAAGTTCTGATAATCCACACGATTCTAATGAGTTCTCTAAATTGATGTTGAATATAGATTCTAAGATGGATGAGTTAAATACATACTCTAAACATCTATTTCAATTCGAAGAGCAAGCAAAATTCTTAAACGATAAAACAAAATTTTATGGAGGCAAACTAGATGCCTTTATGCCCGTTTACAAAGACGCAACAAGTCTTGAAGACTTGCAAAGATATGCTCAAGAAAATCCTGGATCATTCGATAACTTCTTTCAGTTGACTCCAGAGGGTATACCTATGACAACTGCTGTAAGTGCAATTCCTTATCAGAAAGAATTGGCAGCACGAGTTAAGTCTATGAACGAAACAATATTGGGTCAAGATGTTGTTTCTATTCCAGATGCATATGGTGCAAAAGAATTGCGTACAATGTATATTAGACCTTTGTACAGAGCAGATGCTCAAAATGCATATAACAATAACAAAGCAGCATATGCTAGTTTAGGTAGACCGCCAAGATCAATAGAGGAAGAGGTTGAGGATTATATGAGTTTGAATCCAGATGTTATTGAGCAAGTTGCTACTAGAAATAAATTGAATATTATAACAGACGAAGAAGGTCAATATACTGAAGAAGACTTGAAAAAAGTTAAAGATATTTTGATTCTGGCTGCTTCGCAATATTCTAATCCAGAACTCAAAGGCAAGTTAATTCAAGAGAAAAAAGGTGTTAATGTCAGCGTCAGTACTGGAACACTTTCTGATCCTTTAGCTCCTACAGAAGTACCTGAAATAGTTGATTTTGGCGCAACAGAAATGCGTGGTAATAAAAAATTAGCAAAAGCAGTCAATTTAAAAGCCACAAGTTTAGCAAAAGAGGATATTCAAGTAGAGGGCGTTGAAATTAATCCAAGTAATAAATTTTTCGATAGCGCAGGCAATAGTTTGACTGGTAGAAGAAAAGTTACAATAAGTACAGTAAGAACATATCCATATAAAATTGTAGATGGAGTTAAGGTGATTGCTCACGATGATGAATTAAATCAAATTAAGGGAATTACTCCTTTTGTTGAATTTTCAGAAAGCGGTAAGATATATTATACCGATTTGGAAAACTATTCATATGTGAACATCGCAGGAAGCAAGTATGATGTAGCAAGATTAGGAACATACTTAAATGATATGAAATCGGCTGCATCAAAAGCAACTTCGGCAATGGGTGGAAAAACCTTTACAACTAGTGAAGAATTAAGTAATTTTACAAAACCATATTTAAAAAAGAAATAATAACATGGCAGAAACTTTCGAAGATTTGTATGATGAGTTAAGCAAGAAACCAGATTTCGTTCAGTATTTTGGAGCGAAAGAAGATTTCGAAGGATATCTTAGTAATAATGCAAATGCTGATTCAACACTTGAGAATTTATATGGTGTCAAATCGGCCTCAGAATACTTAAAAAAAAAAGACCAGCCAATCATACAAGACCTCGCAGAAGAAAGTTCTTCTTTTCAATTTCCTTCGGTTGGACAGACTGAAGAATTGGTGGCTGAAGCCAAGCCGAGTTTGTCAGAAAACTTGGGAGATGTAGCACCACCTAGCGATGGTCAAGTAGCAATAACTTTGGGTAATGCACCAAGTGCAGCAGTTCCTTCAACTGAAGGCCCAAAGCCATCATCACTCATCAAATCAACTGGAAGAGAACCTTTCGGTGGTCCATTATCAACACAGTATCAAAATCTTTATCGTGAGATATTTGCCTTAACAGAGCAACCTGCAATCAATATTCCTGTAGTTGCGCAAAAAGTTAAAAACTTTGTAGAGGTATATAAGCAACTCCAAAAGAATCCTGATGTCGATGAGGATTTGAATACTATGGTCAAGCAACTTAATAAAAAATATGATGTTGATGTTAATGATGCTGGCCTAGTAGTAAAACCCAAAATACAAAAGAAAGAATTTCCTGCGCTTGCGCCAAAACAAGAAGGAGCACCTTTCAAACAACAAAGTATAACTGAAAGATTAGCTGAGGCCGATAAGCCAAAACCAATTTCAGAACAGCAAGATGCGATTGAAAATTATGTAAGAGGCAAGCAGAATTATGATGATTTAAACATTGCTAGTTCTACAGAAACTGAAATGATGGTAGAGCAAGGAATGGGAGAATCTGAAAAAAGACTTGACCAAACGCTTTTACCAGATGCCAATCGTCTTTTAAAAAGTTTTGGTTCTAATATGCCAGCCAACTTTTTTGACAACCCAGCTACAATAGACGGAGAACTTAATCCCAATCGTAAGTTGTCTTATGACTTTGGTGTTTTAATGTTAGACGATGCTAACAATCCAAAAATCAATCCTGTTTATGTTGAGAACAAAGTAGATGAATATTTAAATTCTACTTTTGGTCCGATAAACGATGAGACAGCTAAAAAATTGAATATGAGCAAAGAAGAGGTTGCTCAAATGGTTAAACCTCGTTTGCTCCGTATGGTAAAGGCAAAAGCCGAAGAAACTTTGATTCAATCTATTGTTGAAAAGAAACTTGGCGAAGTTGATGTATTTGCAGAAGATGTAAAAAGGGCAGATATAAATGCGGAAAATGATATTAAGTCTTTAGTAGCCAATACAGAAAAAGTTAAGAATAATTTTGACCGAGAACTTGCAGGTCAATTTGAACAAGCATTTTCTTCGCTTAAGAGCACATCAGAAAATAAAACAAAAAGTGCTTATGATTCTTATTTGAGCATTGTACAATCTAATCCGAATTTGAGTCAAGATCAACGTGATCAAGCATATAAGAGTTATGTTGATTTAGTTAGTCAAGAAAATACTATTTTAGAGGAAACGGCAGATTTATTAAAAAAAGAGGCTGAGAAAAAAGCATCTGAATTTTTTATACAAGTTGAAAATGAATCTAAAAAAGATTTAGAAGCCATTCAAAAAAAATATGGTATTGCAAAAGATGTCAATGAAAAAAATCAATTGACTACAGCAGCGTATAGAAAATATCGTGATGCATATCAAAAAGCGTATGGCGATTATTCCGTAGAAGAAGTAAAAAATAGCAACAGCATTGGATGGAGAGTGGGAGATATAATTGTTGGAACAGCAGCAAACCAATTTGGAAATGCTATTACTTCATTAAGTGCTGCTGTTGGTTATGAAGACAATCCATTAACAGGTTTGTTAAAACACTTAGAGTTGGTAGAAAATTCCAATCAAGTATACATTAGACCTTTTGATCAGATATTAAAAACAGAAGGTTTGTTAAGTGTAGAGGCATTAAAAAATGTTGTACAAAACTTATCAATGCAAGGTGTCAATATGGCTGTGCCAATTGCAACAACTGTTTTGACGGGCAATCCGTTTATTGGCGGAGCAATTGGTTTTGCTCAAGATACTTGGAATCAAACCGGTGAAAATTATAGAAATGCTTTTAGGCGTACAGGTTCTATTTTTGAAGCAGAAAATGCTGCGGCTGAAAGTTTGAGAACTCAAATTTTAATTTCTCCTACGTATGCTTTCGAAATGATGCCTTTCACAAAAGGATTTCTTAGCAAAATTGCCAAAGGTTATGGTATTGGAGGAGTTGCTCGTAAAATTGGAGTATCCACGTTAGTTGAGGAGCTTCAAGAAGTTTTTCAAGAAATTCCACAAGGTTACCTTAACTATAAATATAGCACTGATAATCCAACTGATTTCAGTTCTTGGGTCTCAGAAAATGGATTATCGACTGCAATTAATATTTTACCAACAGTAGCAGTATTAAGTGGTGGTAGTTCGATTATGGAATCAATTCGTGAAAAGCAAATAGATCAGAGCAAAAATCGTGTCCTTGCAAAACTTAAGGATGCTGGTTTATCTCAAATGGTTACAGATGCAATTCAAGTACTAGGAGAAAAAGGAGTAAATGTATTACCAGAATACTTGTATGCAAAAGGAATGATAGACATCAACGAACTGAAAGATATGAAAAAATCTTTCAGCGAGGTAATTAAAACATTCCCGGCCGCAAAAGAACTAATCAGCAATAGAGACCATCAAAAATACTATGTGAGTTTGGCCGTTAAAAAAGCAAGATTACAAGAACTTGCGAATAAAGAAACAAATGAGAATACAAAAATTTTAATCGATGCTCAAATAAAAGGAATCGATAAAAAACTCACTGATGTTGCAACAGGTAAAAATTTAGATTACACCAAAATTACATTCAATGATAATTTTAGTATCGTAGTTGATAACAATGATTTGTTGACTTCTATGACAGATGGTAATTTTGTAAATGCTGTTATTGACGATAAAATCAAAATCGAGAGTCAAGACGCAAGCATAAATAACGCCATTAAACAAGCTAAAGACCGAGCAACTCAAGAAGATACCGCTTTAGTTGCCCAAGGGCCTCAGATAGTCACAACAGCGCAAACAGCGGCAACTTCTTTGGGTGCTACAATTAAAGACGAACAGAAGTTAAATCAAATTGCAGATAAAGCAAGAGCGGCTGGTCAACAGAACGCTGATAAACTTATAAGTGATGCTCAAAGATTACAAGGTGTATTGGATGAAGTAACGCCAGGGGTAAACATCATTATGATGAACCAAGAGGAATTTTCTCAATCGATGAAACAAATGGGCACGGCTGAAAACAAAGCCGGAAACATTTCTCTTAAATATGATGAGAAGACTGGTAAATTTCAGTCAGAAATCCAAATCAATATGGATGCTGCCACCAATACAACTATAGGCCACGAGGTTTCTCACTTGCTTTTGTTGAATACTTTGGGCTCAGATTCAAAGTTGTTTGAACAAATGAAAAATGATTTACTTGCTGTAACACGAAAAACACTAGGTGAAAAAGGTTTAGCCTCAATCAATGCTTTGGTAAGTGGTTATAGAAATAGTCAAAAAGGCGAAGAGTTCACTGTTGAACTTGGATCAACTTTAGCCGAGGAAGGAAAGACTTTAAAATTAAGCTCTATAGAAAAAATTGCTAGGGTGTTTTCAGATTTTATCGCAAGAAACACCAATGGTAAAATTCAATTGTTCGAGAGTATTAGAACTCGTGAAGGATTTATTGATTATATGAATGCCTTGTCAGAAACATTAGCGACAGGAAAAGTTTCCGAAAAATTAAAACTAAAAACAAATGCCGTTCAAGAGCAAAGCACAAATGAAGTTCCTGTACAGTCAGAAGCCAGCGTTGGCGAAGAAGTGGTCGAAGGAAAACCCCAAACAGAATCTCAAGTCACTCCCCAAGAAAGTCAAGAAGACGTAGCATCTCCGGCTCAAGTTGATGAGTTCTTAAACAAATCTCAAAAGATTCGTTCTGAAGCGGCTAGTGTGACAACTCAGCGTCCAAATACAGTTGGTTCTTATGTGAAAGCCGCCAATTTGCTTAAAGATATGACGGGTGATGTTTTAGATTATGGTGCAGGCTTGGGTCTCGGAACAGATGCCATTGCAAATACTTTGGGGCGTAATATTGATTCGTATGAACCAAACCCACAAAGATGGCAAGGTAAACAAAAACCTACATTTACGGGCTCAGATCAAATCAATAAGAAGTATGATGGTGTTGTATTATTAAACGTAGTAAACGCAGTTCCTAAGGACATTCGTGATGCTATTGTTTTAGATGTATTTGATAAGTTGAATGATGGCGGTAAGGCAGTAATCAGTTCACGCAAGTGGAAGAACGATATTGAACCAACAAAAGGAGGAAAGAAAGGTCCAGAATCAAAGAGTTATGAAATAAGCAATGGTGCATATCAAAAAGGATTTGATGGCAATGAACTAGTTGAGTATCTTCAAGATATACTTGGCCCTAAGGCTTTGGTTACAAAAGACAATTCTTTTGGTCCAAGTGGAGCAGTAGTAAGTAAGATATCAGACTCTGATTTTATAAATAAGTCACAATTAAAAAAACCAATATTAGTAGATGAAAACGGAAATGCAAGAGACATCCACAGACTTGGATGGACAGAAGAAGAATCCATCCCCCTCGGAGGTAACAAAGAAACTTTTGGAAGAGTGGGAGAAGCAGCCATCAATCAGCTTGCAAAACTTTTTAAAGATAACTCCTGGGATTTCTTTGGTGAATCAAATGACTTCGACACCGAAGGAAAAGATGAAGACCTCTTAAGAGAATTTGCCAAAGAGAATAATGTTTATCTAAATAAATTAGAGAACATTTTTCCTCCGATGTATGAAATTGCAGCAGGCGAAGAATCTAGAGTATGGCTGAGTAAAACTTCTAAGTATACATACAAAGCAACATTACCTCTCAATGGTATAAACTATTTGAGTTTGATGAGAAGGATAATGACTTACAATACCATTTTTCCTGAAACAGCATATGAAATACTCGGTTTTAGTGATGATGTGAGGCAAGGAAAAGAAACTCCGATTGGTCTTGCTCGACTTTTAAATTCCGAACCAACATTGCGTATTATTTTAAAACAACGTATGTTTCACGGAATAGTAGGTATTGAACAAACTAATCTAGCAGACCAAGAAAAATTACGTGATGCTTTGCAAGAAAGAATTACTTGGCCAGCGAAAATATCTAAAAAACGCATTCTAAAAAATGACATGGAAGTTACCGCTGAAAATTTTGAAGGTGGTATTTTAATTGATGATTTGCACAATGGAAATGTATTTTTTACTCCAAAGGGTCAAATAATTTTCCTCGATCCGTTTATTACTTTGTTAGATGCAGAGAATCCTAATTCTTATACTCAAACAACATTAAAACCTATATTCGAAGGCTTTATAAATAAGGGTCAATTAAATTACAGCAACATTGCTTTAGACTTTTCTCAAGCTATGCAACAAAGCAGAAACAATAAAGTTTCTAGTTTTACGGCTTTGATTAACAAAGGATATACACCAAAGAGAATCAAAGAGGTATTGGGTACTTCTCTTTTTGATGAGAATGCTTTTAAGCAAGCACAAGCCAATATTGCTGTTGAAACAATGAATAAGGTTAATACAGCATTTAGTGATCGTCAAGTAGAAATTACTCGTCAGATAAGTATTGACCCATCAGCAATTGATTCTATTTATGAGAATTTAATTGCACAAGATTTCAGTCCTTTGGAGATTTTTAAGGCTGTCACAGACATGGACTTTTTGAGCAATGAAGATTTGATTGATATTTTTGGTGCTGACTATCGTAAAACCGTTCAGAATGCTTTGGATAGAGATAAAGAATACCCAAGCGATTTCTTGAATGAGTTAGAAGAAGATGCTAAAAACTTAAAGGTTGAACAAAAGGCTGCTGATGTTGCTAACGTATTGCGTGAAACAGGATTAGGACTTGTAGATAGTGCAGTTACAATGGATATGTTCCTTCAGTATTTGAAAGAACAGGGCTTTGACCAAATCGCCATTGCTTTGACACAAGGTGTTAAAAGATTTGGACAAGATAAAGATTTGATAGATAAAGGATTAGATTGGGCAGACCAAGTTCGTTCTGGTAAGATTGGTGATAACTTGTATACTCCCGAATCTATTGTTTACGCTTTCCAAGTATCATCTGAGTTATTCAGCCAAGCAGGTCGCATATTACAGATGGCTCGTTTCTTTAATCAGATTGGGACTCAGAAAGCAATTGAAAAAACGCTAGAAAACAACGGAGTTATACTTACTCCAAAACAAAAAGAAACATTGACTGCACTTGTCAATGATTATAAAAACTCTCAAAAATTAAATAGCAACTTTCTTTCTGCATTAGAAACCGATTGGTCAGACCAAGCGTTTGATAACTATTGGAAGTCTGAGAAAGCAGTAGGAGATGCAACTATCCGTGTTGCTCAGTTCTTAGAGGCTAGAAAGCCAATTTTCTGGAACGAGAGAATTACTTCTGGTGGTAGCCGTGCTTTGTTAAATGTCAGTACTGCTGTTTTAAGTTATGTAGCCAACATAGAAAATAATATATGGAGCACTAACTTTGCTGCTAGGTCAATACAAAAATTGCGTGATCAATTCGGCAAAGGAATTAAGGGTAATACTTTAAGTTTTGACAATTGGAAAATGGCTAGAAATTTGTCAAAAGCAAGATATTCTTATATTGAAAGTAACAACTTTAAGTATGGTGTATTGAATACCAACAAAGGATTGGATCGTTATTATGACAACTTAGGTCAAGTTAACTTCTTCAAAGATCCTCAATGGGCATTTAAGTTTATGGATGTTTGGGTGAACAAGAGCACAGGTAAATCATTGTCTGATATGACGATGGAAGAGCAAGCTGATGCATTGGATTTAACACTCACCAAACTCAAAAATGGCACTATAGAATTGCGTGACGGAAAAGAATATACTTTGGCTCGTAGTTTGGCGTGGAGTTTTGGTCTTGGGCCTGTTAGTGCTATTGCTAGTGGAAATCCTTCAATGCTATTAGCATCCTTTGGACCTGCCGCTGCTGAATTTACCGGACGTGTTATGGCATATGGAGGTGATATTTCCTTTGGTCAAATGGCTGCTCAAAGGTCGATGATAGACTACTTCCAAAACATTCAAGGCACAAGATTCCAAGATGGTATATTCGATGGTATGTTCAAAAAAGCAGATGGTAAACTAGATGAGGATGTAATTCGTGCTATGAGCGCTATTCTTTATAACAATGGAGAAATGTATGCTGCTTTCGAAAGAGAAGGTTTAAAACGTACTTTGTTGGGAGACAACATAATTTCTGGAGCCATTTCCGCAGGGCGTGGTGCAATCAGAAAGAAAGTAAGAGATTTGTATTCAACCAATCGTGCTCAAACTCCGGGTACAGGATTGGGCTCAGAAATAAAAAGGCAATTTACTGTAGGTGGAATGAGTAAGAACCTTTTACAAGTCGGTGATGTAGCACTTTGGACATTGATGCCATTTACAAAAGTACCTGTTAACTTCTTGGGTACTGCAATCGCTAAGACAGTTCCTGCAATCGCAAGTCCTAAATATTTGATTTCTGAAGGTATTTACCAATATAAATTCAAACAATTTAACAAAAATTATAAGATAGGTAAAAAATTAAATAACGAAAAGCAAAGAAAGGATTACGAATTGGCTAAAATTGATTTGTTTGCTGCTAAAAGACAAGCAACCTATGATGCTGCTCAGATGATAACAAGTTGGGCAATCTATGGTTTTGCAATGTCTGCTGTTAAAGCAGGAGCCATTCTAATCGGAGGCGATATGGAAAAAGATAAATCATTGAAAAACATACAATTGCGTGGTGGTTTGTACAATGCTACTTTGCACGCTGAGTATATGAAAGCCAATGGAATGACTCTTTTGAATAACGTAGGAAAAACATTTGGTCAAGATTGGGGTAAGCAAATGGGCACAGATAATTTTATTACTCGTAGAGGCGGTTTTGCTAAGAATGGTGATAAAATTCTTAACACCAATAATGCTGGTTTCCTTGGATACGCAATGAATTTGTATGGTAGTGTTTATGAACAAGGTCGTGCTAAAAGAGAAAATGGTATGGGTCAACTTCTTGACGATCAAAAGAATGGTTTAGGATTTTTGATTCAGAGTACTTTGAGTAATGGTATTGAAAATCTTCCGATGTTCCAAGGTTTAGCTCGTGTTGGGGCTCTGACAAACGATTTGAAAAACCCCGATACAAGTGCTAAGGCTTGGGAGAATTTTGCATCTGGAACTTTAAGTACATCTATGTCAGTTTTCTTCCCTTCTTTCTTCTCCTTTATGTCAAAAGGAAACGCTGAAATAGTACAGAGTGCAAGTGAAATTTCAAAATTTAGAGAAGATAATAGTTGGCCAGCCGCTTGGGGACCAGTAGTAATTAAAACTGTACAGCGTTTGAATCGAAATATATCTTTTAATGAAGATACTAGAAACGAGTTCTATAAGGCTGCAATAGGCCCATTTGGCGAAGATTTACAATATAAAGTAACCTTGGCTGACCCCGGAACTGCTGGTGCTTATTTTCAAGCCGTATTTGATCCATTTGCGCTTCGCAAGTATTCTCTTTCTCCTAAAGATGCAGATAAAGAAAAATTGACTTATGTTGATGCTATGAAAGTAAATAGTGGTCTTATGGATCTTGCTATGATGTATCAACAAATGACAGGCAGAGATTACGAGTGGAAATGGAATGGTAAAACAAGCGGTATGTATCAAGTTATCTCAAACCCAATGAAAAATAAATTCCGTTGGGAAATGGATATCACTACGGGAGCTGATGATAAACCAAATTCTCCTAATTATTTTGAATACGAATTACCTAACGATTTGTATAGAGAAGAGTTAAAAATTAGGGGTGAGGTTATGCGCACTAGTTTGAGAAAATATGGTGAGGATATCGCAAGGTTGAAACCCGTACTTGCTAGTTATATTGAGCAAGATAATGATGAAAAAGCCCAAGAAGAAATTGTAAATCTTTTCAATCGTTTCGAGCAAGATCAATTGGAAGCAATCAAAACTCATCTTCAGTATTATCGCAATGATTCCGAAAGAAAATATTTAAGAGATATGCAAAAAAGAGGTCTTATTACAGAGCAAATGCAACAAAAATTGATTGCTGTAGGTTTGGCAAATTCTCAAGGTTTGATTCCTTAGAAATATTTCGTAACTTTGATATATGGCACTTTCAATTCAAATCGGAATTATAAACAATGATGCTGATATTATTGTTGTAGATAATACCGGTGATTTTAACGCAATCAGCAACCCTGGCGGTTGGAACGATACTGTTACTCCGACTCCATCAAGTCTTCGCTCAAATGTTACGGTGGTAGATTTAAATATATTTATACCAGGAAGTACAACAACTATAGGTAATTCTGCTTTATACGCAACGACTTTCTTTAATGTTGGAACTAATCGTGCTTACAATGTATTTACAGATCCTTCTGCCGTAGTTCCAACCTTTGCTCTTACAGATGGAGTTTGGAAATATGTTTTTACTTTTACAATTCTTAGTGTGGTTACAACAGTTACCAAGTATTCTTTGCGAGTTAATGATTTGCTTTGTTCTATTGGGCAATTGGCTTTGGGTAATATGGATATAAATAACTATGCTGAGGCCAAATTGATGTACGATAGAATGGTACAGGCTTTTGATTGTGAGGAATATACTTTGGCTCAAGAATTATATGAAGAAATCAATTTTCTTCTTAGTGATTCTGATTGTAATGCTTATTCTATTGGGGGATGTAATTGTTAATGACATACGTAAATTTATATAGTTTTTACAGTTCTTACTTGGCACTTCGCAAGGCGATTGTCAATACTGAAAAAAGTATATCGGCTGCACAAAAATATGATAGGCCTTGTTGCAACTATGAAACTTTGCAGACAAAAGGTTTATTCTTACTTTGGTGCATGGAGAATGTCCAATGTTATAACGAAGACATTGATAAATTTATCTCTGTCGTAAATAGGTTTGCAAGAAATTGTGGAGATTGTTCTGTTAGTCAAGCAGAAATTGATGCCTTTAAGGTAACACCTTTTGCAAAAGAAATGGCTTACAAAAATCAACTAGGCGGCTACATTCTTACACAGAATGGAGTTTGGTTATTACAACAAAACGGATATCAAATAATATTATAATGGCATTTCAAGAAAAAAGAATAAGTGAATTGGACTCGTTGAGTTCGGTGGCTTCGGGTGACTTACTTCCCATCGTAGATATTTCAGACACTAGTGCTGGTACTACTAAACAAGTAACGGTTACGAATTTAACAACTGCTGTTGTTGCAGCTGGAAATATTACTACACAAGGTAACACTTTTAACGGGGTCAGTCAACTGGTTCAGTTAAATGCTAGCACACAATTGCCTGCTGTTAGTGGTCTATTGGTGACTACTTTGAACGCTTCTAATATTGCTAGCGGAACTCTAGCCGATGCTCGTTTGAGTTCTCAAGTTACAGTTCAAGGTAATACCTTTAACGGTGCGTCTCAATTGGTACAGATGAATTCTAGTACTCAGTTGCCTGCTATAAGCGGGGTTAACTTAACTGCTTTGAATGCAACAAACATTGCAAGTGGAACTTTAGCAGATGCTCGTTTAAGTTCGCAAGTTACTGTTCAAGGAAACACATTCAATGGTGCGTCTCAGTTGGTTCAATTGAACGGATCTACCCAGTTGCCTGCTGTAAGTGGTGTCAACTTGACCGCTTTAAATGCAAGTAATTTGGGCTCAGGTACTATTCCAGACGCTCGTTTGTCTGGTAGTGTAGAGGTGAAAACAAAGGTTCAGACTGCAATCGCAAGTTCTGGTTTACGTCCTTTGACAAGTGCTGATGCCGATGCTTTCTTATTGGTTACTCACGCATCTGGTATAGTGACTATTGTATGTCCTAATAACCCGGCCTTTGCTGCTGGTTTTACAACAACTGTTTTCTGTAATACTGCTCAGAGTGTGGCTATTGCTGCCGATTCTTCAGTAACAGTTTACTATGTAAATAATGCTGGTTTGGCTCAGACAATTGCACCAAGCACTACAATAACTCCTAGTGCACAAAGAGGTCGTGTATTTAAAATCACTTGTATTGCAACAAATACTTTCTTCTTAAATTCTGTAGGCTTGTAAGAAATAACTAATGAAACTGACTCAAATTGACTTCCCTAAGACCCAATATTTTGCAGAAGAACATCCTAAGGATCAAATCTTCTTGCATCACACTGCTGGTGGCCCTAACGCTCACATTGTATTTCAAGGTTGGGCCTCAAACCCCGATAAGATTGCGACTTGTGTATCTATTAGTGCTGATGGCGAAGTGGTACAAGGGTTTAGTTCAAAGTTTTGGGCATATCATTTGGGACTTAAGACTTCTGTATTTACTGCTAATGGAGTTCCATATAAAAGTTTGGATAAGACAAGTATTGGAATTGAAATCTGCAATTGGGGACAACTTACGCAAAAGGATGGTAAGTTTTATAACTACGTAAATAAGGTAGTTCCAGCCGATCAAGTTTGCACTTTAGATAAACCATACAAAGGATTTAAGTTCTTTCACAATTACACAGACGCTCAGATCCAAGCAGTAAAGGAATTGCTCTTGTTGTGGAAAGAGAAATATAATATTCCCCTTACCTATAATGAAGACATTTGGGGTATTACTCCTAGATGTTTGAAAGGTGAAAAAGGTGTCTACACTCATAACTCTTGCCGCAAAGATAAAACTGACATATACCCTCATCCGAAAATGATTGAGATGTTAAAGAGTCTTTAATGGCAGAATTAGATAATATAGCATCCCAATTATTAAAATCTGCAAGTGAGGCGGACAAAATCTATAGTAAAACCCGTGACCAATCAGAAAAAGATAAGGCTACACGACTACGGGTTATTGTACAGAATTTAAGAAATATTACGCTTGGGGCCTCAGATCTAAATGGACTAACAGACGTTACCTTAACTAGCGTTGCCAATAAAAACGGATTAGTCTACAATAGTGCCACAGGACAGTGGGAAAATCAAGCAATTGTCAATAAGATAATAGCAGGCACCAATATAAGCCTAAGCCCAGTAGAAGGAACAGGAAACGTAACAATCAATACCCTACACGCAGGCGGACTTTACTCACAGACACAGCAGAGCGTACCCGTAACCACCTCTGGAAGTTTGATTGATGGTGGTGTGGGAACTCTGACTATCCCTGCAAATGGATTTCAAGTTGGTGACTCTTTCAATGCGTTCTTCTCTGGCCAAATGTCATCTGCCAATAACGAGCAGATATCAATAACGATAATAGCAGGGGCTGTAACTTTAGCATCAAGTGGAACTATAACGCTTCCTTCGACAACCAATAAAAACTGGGAGCTGTACATTACGTTTACAATTAGGGTCATTGGATCTGCGGGAACGGCATCAATTGCTACTGCGGGGACGTTCTTCTTCAATAAGGACGCTAGTAATGCTCCAGAGAGTGTTGGCTTCTTTAGTCAAAACAATACAACATTTAGTACTACGATTAGTACTACTCTGCAAGTGAATGCGCAGTGGATAACCACAAACCCGGCAAATACAATACACACGGACCTTTTCAATCTGTATCGAGTATATTAAACAAGGTTGCCTTTTTTGTTTTTATTTTGTATCTTTGATATATGTCCAAAGAAATATTTTCAAGGATTTTAGATTATAAAACAGGATTGACAGGATCAACTGCTCTTTCTGCATCTACTACAAAGTATGGTGCATTTCAGGGTTTTGTTTGTCAAGACTATACAATAGTCGAAATAGTAAGAAATTCATATGGAAACGATGTAACTACGGAACTAGGAGTAGGTGGGGTTTTAATAAGTCCTGGAATTTACATTTCGATGCCAAAAGGAGAATGTATTTCATCTATACGTTTAATTTCTGGTTCTGTTATTTTATATGATTTGGCCTCAGCCATTATAAACACACCTACAGACAACGTACCTCCATTCAATGCAACACAATGGCAATTAATAAACTTTGCACCTTGGAATAACATCACCGATACTTGGAACTAACTAACAAAACAAAAAAATAAATAACATGGGAACTTCACTCACGGGATTAACCCCGGCAGCAACATATGAAGGATTACTCAAAACAACGGATAATCTTGAAATAACAGGCGCAACACTAAGAAGAATTACTGATGGTAGTGGCAATGACCTTGCTCTACTGGTATCTACCACAGCCTTGACCAATTATGGTGCAGGTGGCGTTGCTACCAACACTGCATTTGGTGTGGCTGCACTGGACAGCAACACAAGCGGATCTAATAACGTAGCACTTGGACTGAACGCCTTGACGGCCAACAGTACCGGCACTACCAACACAGGTATTGGCGCACTGGCATTGGAAAGTAATACAGCGTCTAATAACACCGCATTGGGTTATAGGTCGCTTAGAGCCAACACAAGCGGAAGTTACAACGTGGGTGTGGGTGTGGATGCGTTGTTGGTTAATACGAGTGGTACAAATAACGTAGCAGTTGGCGGATTGGCTTTGACTACTCTTATATCGGGACTTTACAATACCGCTTTGGGAGATAGTGCATTAAGAGATACAAATGTAGGTTCTTATAATACTGCTCTTGGTGGGTATTCATTACTTAGAAACGTATCAGGAAGTTACAATGTTGCAGTCGGTCAAAATGCTTTAGAAAACAATACCGCATCAAACAACACCGCCGTAGGTCATCAAGCGGGGTTTACCAATACAAGCGGGGTAGGTATAACTGCGATAGGGTATCAAGCGTTGAGGGTTAGTACGGGTAGTTATAATACTGCTGTTGGTAATTCTGCATTATTGGTAAACACAACGGGAACGGAAAATAGTGCTTTAGGAGTTGGTGCATTACAAAATACTACAACGGGTTCAAAAAATACATCGTTTGGATTGGATTCGTTAAATCTTAATAGTGTAGGTAGCAATAATACCGCAATAGGACATACTGCGTTAAAATCCAACACCGCCTCCAACAACACCGCTGTAGGTTTTGAAGCAGGAAAGAGCAATACAACGGGAACAGGCATAACCGCAATCGGTTATCAAGCGTTGAAGGTAAGTACGGGTGTGAATAATACCGCAGTTGGTTTTCAATCTTTGGTAGCAAATTCAACGGGTACAAGTAATACCGCT